GAAAGCGACGGCTGCAGCGGCAGCAGCGAAAGCAGTTTTGATCATTGTTGTTTTTTCCTTTGTTAGTTTACTTGCGGAGTGGTTACCCGCAGATGGTGGATGAGGTTAGACCCCCATCGCATGAATACAATTTATCAGGGTTGCAAGGAAAAAACAACCCCCCTTGTGCCAGTTTACGATACGGATTTCCGATCAATCAGTTAAGTAAAATTAATGCACCAGTGATCGTAACGTTTCCAACTGCTGTTACTGTGTATGCACCACCAGCAATTTGAGTTATTGCACCACCTGCTGTGGCGGTAAGTGCTTTTCCAGCAGCAATAGTCACTGCAGCCCCTGCAGTCAGAGTAGAAGCACCTCCAGATGTAATTGTAGTAGCACCACCAGCAGTAGTATTGACAAACGTAGCAGCATCTAAACCGATGCCCAGTGCTGCTGCTTTGACTCCAAATGCTTTTGTCTTATCTTTTACCAGTGTGCTATCAGGACGTGGTACACCAGCAATCAAGTGCTCCTCCTGACCACCAACGTTTACAACATAATCACCAAGAATCTTGTGGTTTACATGTCCAGGAGAAATGATATTAACAGATGAGCGAGGATCAAACTGTATGCCAGTCTCCTCACCTGCACCAAACTTCATGATTTGTCCTAAGACAATTTCTTTCTTATTAAACTGTGCGCTATTGATAGCAGTTGCCGCCATCTCAATATCGCCTTCAGATTGAATCTTTACAGAACCACCCTTCAATACTAGTTCCGAGGTAGCTTCAATAAGAATTTTTTCTGCTTTGATGTGCCTTTCACTTCCAATAGACTTTTCTACATAGTCACCATAGCAAATGATGTTCAATGCTTGTCCATCACCACCAGATCCCTTTGAATCATCTCCCTCAGAAAATTCAAGATCAACACGACTTGTATAACTCTGTTGACCACCACCAGCTTTGATATTCAACTTTCCGCTACCAGCACCCTTATTTGGATCTCTAGTTCCAGTCATGACAGTAATTCTACCATCACTATGGAAAGTCATTGCATTATCAGCATCCTTAGGACCATCAATGCAAAGTGCTTCTGTGATTTTATCTGGAAACTGTCTCTCGTAGATAGATGACCTAGTAACATGCCCCTTCAAAAGGTAGTTAATAGTTACACCATCCACCTGCTGAGTTTCATCAGGAGTAGTAGGTTGTGCTACTCCATTAGCATTAAGATTATTATATGCACTATTACTTGCTGCGGTTGCCATTATCTACACCCCTTATGGACAATCAACATAACGACCCGTGCCAATCTTGGTAGATCCAATCTCAGACAGACCATCAGTATCTAGACAAACTAAAGATGGAAGGAGTCTTGCTCCAAATCCACCGCCACCAATTACTTTGACATCGGGGAATCCACTAAAGACTTTAGTCTTATCAAGTATTCTAGCACCAATTACAAATCCATCATCATTAACAATCACTTCTGCTAATCCAGGTTCATCATTGATAAAGATTTCTGGTTTAGTAACATATCCGACTCCAGGTTTCACAGCAGTAAATGTATCAATGATGCATCTTTTCCCATTGTTATCTGCCAGGTTTTTCTTATATCCAAATCCTGGTGATAAAACACGAATCTCTGTCAGGAATCCATCTTTATCCAATAATCCAGTTGCTGTTGCACCATGTCCTTGACCAGATATGAACACAAATGGTGGTTCTGCCCATGGATCTCCTGGGTCATCAACAGGAATATCAATGATTCCACCGTTTTCATCAGTAATCACATCAGGAATGTTGATCGTAGGTGGTTTAAATGGTTCAACAACTGTTTCTGGAGAATCTCCAACACCATCTTCAAAATCTTCTATATTTTTTTCAATAGCTTCAACAATTAATACATCTACAGAAGCTGCTTGACTGATGAGGGAGAAAGTAAGAATTTCTGCTTCCTCTACAACACCATCATCCTCAATTCCCACCGTAACTTTTGCAGATCCATCAGCAATTACAAATGAACCTGTCAAACTTCCACCAATAATATCATCTCCTGTAATTCCAGTGCCGTTTAATGCATAATAAACAATTGTACCGTTGTCTACATTAGTTGTAGTGATAGTATAAACAATAAACTCTCCTTCTGGACAAACATTTCTATTTGCAGAAACAAAAAATGTCTGCTTTGTTGGATCACTTCCAGGTGCTATAGACGTAGAATCGTCATCATCACCTGTTTCTCCATCACCATCTTGATCAGGTGGAAAAGTTTCATCATCAAATACAGGAGGAGTTCCTGTAATTGGATTAATTGGTTTACCTACAACTGGATCATATGGTTCATCAACTTTAATTGGAATGATATCACATTTTGCAGTATTTTTCTTAAATATTGTACTAATACCACTACCTTCTGTTGGAGAATTTGGTTTCAGTGAAACATAAAAATCTTCAGTATCAGTTTCTGTCGTAGGATCACCAAATGTCTGGATTTCAATTTCTTTACTTGTTTCCGAAGGAGTAAAACCCAAGATTCCCGATGACTTAAGATAATCATCACCAGCTGTTGCTGTTCCCTTATCTAAAGTCTTAAAGGATACAGAGGATGCAGAATCTAAATATCCACTTCTAGTAACAACAAATTTTGCTACTTTACCTCTCTGTACTTCAATATCTTCAATGTTATAAACAATTTTTTTCTTTTTAGTTTCTAAGTCACTACCAGGAGATGGAACACCACCAGTAAATCCGATTGTAGTTTCTGTTAGTGGATTACCAGTATATGCTTCTTCGCAAGCATAGGAAGTATAATCTCCAGGTGTATCTCCAAATAGATTATCAATACCTTCCAGCAGATCATCTAAGAAGTCTTTTTCATCTTTATCTTTTGGTTTGTCCTTTGATCCATCAGTACATACTCTCTTGTATTTGTTACATGTCTGATCTGGTCCAGAACAAGAGATACCCAACAGTTTAAGAACGAAATTAATTGCCGACCCAATAATGTTCAAAGGAGCAGCAATTGCACCAAGAATGTCTTGAAGTGGTCCTAAAATAGACCCAAGAACTTCTTCTAATAACTGATTAATCTTAGAGATAATTCCATTTACCAATTCATCTACCTGGCAAACAGCAGCACGATAAATGTCAGTGAGGAAGCTCATCAAAACATTAGTCAACCACGCTTCTAACCTTTCACCAAGATCTGCCATCTTACATCCAAGATCTTTCAATGCATTATTAAAGAACTCGGTTACTGGGGTTAGTGCATTTCCAGTTTCATCTGGTCTCAACAACGATTGAACTAACCACTGAACTGCGTCTTGTATTAGTTTTTTAATGTATCCTTTTACTTTTGCTAGAAATTCTTGAAGAACACGAGTTGCTTTGTTAACCTTTTCCCTAGCTGTGCTGACAACACTATTCAGTCCACCAGAAACTTTATTGACGTAAAAACTGCCAATGTTTCCACCACTGTTTTGAATATCAAATAAAAGTTGACCCAAAATATGAGTCATTTGCTGTGAGAGATCAGGATCTTTACACTTCTCTGCTGTCATCTGACACCATTCTTCCCTGTTCACTCTCTCTATCAGAGCAGGTGGAACGGGAACATCAGGGACCGTTTCATCTGATCCTTCTTCTTTAGGTCTAGTTCTACCTGTTGGTAGTCCGCTACCTGTTCTTGCTCCTACTTCAGATGTTCCTGGTTCTGTAGTTGTGCTGGGTTCATCTGCTTGCTCAACACCATCTTTACTTGGATCTGGTGCAAACTTAGCGTTAGCACCAGTTATGAATGCTGGTCTATTGGGTCCTGGTGTATAGAAAATTTTCGTAGCACCAGGAGTTTGCCCAATAGAACCCATAATAATGGGTTTTTGTTTATCGTTGTCAATGTAGAAACCAACTACCCAACAACCTTCAATTAACTGAGAACCTGCACCAGCGATATTTCCTGGCATAAATGGTGCAGTAACAGGCATCATCACGGTTGCCCATGGCAAGTCCATCGTAGGTAAAATCTCCTTGCTTCCAGGATGATCTCCTACAATTCTTACTCTATATCGGTATCCACCTTTATTATTTGGTTCTTCGCCAGCGGATCTTTCAATTTGTCCAATCCACCAAGAAAAACCATCGTTTCCGATGCGTTGGGTTGGAATCAAACGCGATAATGCCTCATCCATACTAATCAGTTGTCATGAATTTTACACTCTGGTGCGCCTGGTTCTTGATCACAATAAAGCTCTAGTGGAGAAGGATCGTGATGATCTCCTGCCTCAATCTCTTCTTTATGATGTTCTACCCATTCCTCTAAGTCATGCAGTTCGCCCTCAATATGACGACGTGCCTGCGGAGATGTATTTGGGTTGTCCAAAATCTCCTTGTCCTTAGCGATATGCTGTTCAATGCTGTCCATGTGTAGTACCTCCTTTGGTTATTTATTGGTCATGAGCAGATTCTTTTTTCTTCATGCCATAAGAATCTCGCATTAAGCGTAATGTGGTGTAAAATGTTCCATTTGCACTTTCTGTTGGATCATATGTGTGAGTAGTTTCTTGAATTAAATACTCGCCGCTACTTTCAAGATCAAATGGTTCATCTTTTGCTGCCACGTCTGGCATTTTGTTTACTAATCTAATATTAATTCTATCACCTGCACAAATTGCTGCATTTCCAGGAATAACAATCATACAACTTTGGTTTTGTAGCAACTGATAACGTGCTAAAGACTGTGCTGCATAGAACATTTGCCAATCAGCAAATTCTGTTGGAGAATCTGACTTATCACCAGGATCTGGAGAAGCTGGTCCTGGTCCATTATACCAAGTCTCATGATCTAAGTAAATTGACATTGTTCTAGATGGATAGTCTGACAGATCTTTATCTTTAATTGGAGTGTAAGAGATTGACTCTTGTCCCCCCAAATGTGCCATACTGTCGTAACTCTCTTCAATGCTGTAGACACGTTCAGCATATTGACCCGTGGAATGATTGAAGAACACCATGAGACTAGAATGTTTTCCTTTTCTCAAAGAATCCATCATGTCAACTTCGGAAGCAAAAATAGATCTTTTAATAGTGAATCTATCATCAGCTCCGTCACCAATGTTGCCCAGTCTTTCAGTGTATGGTTCATCTGGTTCAGAACCCCATGCAACTGTTTTTAGTCTATCCGATCTTAAGTCACTTTTTTCATCTGCACATAATGAATCAACTGCAAAAAAATTATAACCTCTAAATGTCTCCCAGAAGAAAAATCCACCAGTTCCCCTAATCTTTTGCTTAGTTTCGTTAGAGTTTGATGACTTAGATTTAGCTTTTGTTGATTTAACAGGAACACTTTTAATTGCTAAACTAGCAAATAAATCAAAAGGTCTCATTCTTGGTGGAAGCATCTGAACTTTGAACTTTGATGGTTCAGAAAAGAATTCTTTCTTTGTGTTTAAAAATGTAGATCCCTTTAAATACTTCGCAATAATTGCCTCTGGATTGCCTACAACAGGTGTTTGAATTCTGATTAGTTCGTTGTCAAGAGCTTCACCAGAAATAAGTCCCAGTGTATACACCTGTTTCTTTTGTTCGGCAAAACGATTAGCAACTTTCCAGACTACCATCTGATATCTAAATGCTTCTTCTTGGATATTAGTAAAAACTTCTATTTCTACTTTTTCTCCACCTTTGATAGGTAGTTTTTGTAATAGACCCGTACTATCAACAACAACTAAAGTTGCAGTGACAAATGGAGATGTAATTGATTCGGTGTATTCAAACTTACTAATCAAAGGTTGTATTTGCTCATAATTATCAACACCATGAGGATAAATTTTTACGCTCCTTAAGCGAAAATCTGTTGCTGAAGAAAACTTTTCCATTATCCTACCAATGATCTAACTCTCATGTTGCTGTACAAATCACCACCTTGAGATGCGTGACTAGTACCAAATGCAACCTGATTTGGTACATTTGTGCCCTGCTGTTGTTGTCCACCAGTAATAATATTCTGAACAATTGGTGTTTGTCTTGGAGCAAGTGCAGCAGTTGCTACCTGCTGTGAAGTAGATGATAAAGCACCACCATTATCAACGGTAGCTGGTGAAATACTACTCTGATCTCCAATTGGGGGAGGAGGAGTAATAGAGGAAGCTGCTTGTCCCGCAGAACTTCTAATCATGTCTGCTTCATGCTGACGACGACCAGAATTAATTCCACCGTCATCATTTTTAAGTCCTTCAACTGCCGAAGCAATTGCTTCTATATTTCCATTTGTTGATTTAGCAACTCTAGTAACTCTAGAAGGAACACTGCCGTAATTGTATGCGATTGATGTTAGTGCTGCTTGTGCTGCTGCTGGTAAGTTGTCCCAAATATCAGCACCAATTGCTCGTCTTGCCTCTGGCATAAATTCTGTGCTAATCCTTCTATCAATATCACGATCAGCATCTGCTCTAGTAATATTAACACCCTGCTGAACTTGTTTTACTGTACCATCAGCAAGAGTATATGTATCACTACCATATCCAGCACGATAAGCATTCACATCCCAATAAGGAGTTTCTTCAAAACTTTCTTTTTCAATAATAAGTTTTCTTGCCATAGAAAAACTATCACCACCTGTAATTGGTGGTGGTGGTGTTGCTGGTCCTACCATTGGTGTTCTTGATTCTGCTCCATCATTACCAGTAAAGACTCCCAGGGGATCCCACCATGCTTTACCGTTGCCTTTAGGAGTATCATCTCCACCACCACCATCATCATCTCCAAGACCAAGTAGTTTTTGCCACCAAGATCTATCATCTTTTGACATTTCTATTGCTTGGGCTAGAACTTCAGCTTCAAGTCTGACATATTTGCCCCTATTTCTCTCAAGTGCTCTTAGATTACCCTCACCAAATTTAAGGAAGGTCTC